AGCAGCAGTACCAGTCCATGCACCGGCACCAACAGTACCAGATGCAACAATAGTCGTTGCAGTTGCGCTCGATCCAGTTGGTGAAGCATAGCCGTTGTTAAGGCTATAAAAGCTCTTTTCAGCTTCATCACCAGCAAGGCTTACACCACTAGCGATACCAGCACCAACTTGTCCACCACCATGGAGTGATTCGTCAACAGCAGCACCGAGTTTGGTGTCGGCATGTGTAAAATCCATAAAGAAAATGAGTCCACTAGGTAGGCTCATTGGTTGTACGGAAACGAGTTCGTTGGCCAAAAGACCTCCGAATACACGTCGGACGATTGGGAATGCAACGGAGGCAAAGCCTTCGACATCTCCAGCCGCCATTGAGGAAGCTTCACGAAGAAGTTCCTTTGCTTGATTTTCGAGGAGTCGGGACATAGAGTCCTTTTCTCGTTCGTTGTCGAGTCCTTCAAGAAGACCAGTGGCTTCCCACTTGTTAAGTAGGGCCGCGCCTTCTTTCTGGAGATTTCGATCAACAATATTTTATGTTAGTTTTTCAACGATAGACATTATTTTTTCTCCTTATAGTTAAGTCTATTATAACCCTGCTAACGCTTTCATACGTTGCGCAAAGTCATTTGTCTCCTTCTTATTGCTCTTTTCAGAAGCTTTAAGAAGAATAGAAGACGAATTTCGCTTGCCTACTACTTCGCTAAGTGATTTGGGATTACCATTAGAGGAAGTCCCCACGGAGCCTTGAAGCGTTTCGAATACGATTTTCGCTTGCTCAATAGAATCAGTCTTCTCAATAGACTCGACAATCTTAGATTTTTGTCGCTCATTCAGGGAGGCGTCTGTCAATGCCTGATTCTGATAATGAAGTTTTGCATTCATAAGTTGCACTTCATTAAATTTTTCTTCAATCTTACTGACGGTTTCCATCAAATCGGCTTTGCCGTCATTAATTTTTGAAAGTTTTTCTTTTAATTCTTTATTTTCTTTTTTAAGTTTGCTGTTCTCTTCTTCAAGATCTTCGTCGTGCTCCTCAATGGCAGCAGCTACTTCAGCAACTTCATCTGTATCTTCAATAGAGTTGGTTGGTTTCATTTGTCCGTTGGCGAACCCGCCGTCTGGTACTCGCTTGTAATCAAATTTAAGAGCTTCAGCAACCTTTTCGTAGATTTCCTCTTCAATCTCTTCTTCGCTAAGATCAGTCGATTCAGCCTGTACACATTGACACTTACCGTTTACCCATTTTGCATAACCCATCGTACAGGGGTGGTGACTACATTTTCCTGTGTCTTCTAGGTTTTCCTCTTCTTCGGCAAGTTCAACTGGCTCTTCCAGTGCCTCAACCAACTCATTTAAAGAATCTTCGTCCAATTCAATATCTTCTTCTAGGGCGACGGGAGCATCTTCACGGGTCATAACTGTCAAATCTTCTTTATCTTCCAAGTCGAGATTGTCCAAGTCGATTTCTAAAATCTTATTATCATCAACCTCTGGATGGAAAGCTTCCGGGAGTTGACTATCTAGGCTTTTTACTGTACCGCCCAAACCTGACCCCTTGGCAGACCATTCTTCGTCTGCATCGGTTTCAGCGGCAGTTGGACCGGTGGGAGCAGCGTCCATCCCCATAGCGGGATCTTCCATACCCATGTCCATACCCAAATCGTCTTGCTCCAAAAGAGTCTCGACAGTTTCTTTAATTTGGTCGGAATAACGCTCTACAACCACGCGTTCTGCGCTCTCAATTGCGGCGTCTCTTAGTGCTTTCGCATCTACAATTGCTTGTTCTAACATAGTTGACATTTTTTATCTCCCAATAATACAGCCTCTAGCATAATGTAATTAGTGTTCTAAAAACAAAAACGACATAGGAGTGGTGTTACGATTCTAAACTGAATGTATCTTTTCTTTTTTTAGCTTCTCCATCACTCTCTTTCTTTGACGTTTCTGCCGTGCTTTCTTGACAGATGGTTTTTCATAATACATTCTATCACGGGATTCTTCAATGATTCCCTCTCTGCGAACCTTCTTATTGAACCTCTTGATAAGACGGTCAGTTGGCTCATTTCGTCGTGCTTCTACTCTTACATTAGTTGCTGCCATTATTTACCCCTTTAAATGAGTTTACCCCAGTTCTTTGCGCCGGGAATGGCTGCAATATTTACACCTTCATCTCCAGGATCAGTTCCTGCCATCGGAGAATGTGGACTGTTAGCCGCAGAAGAAGGCGCTGGTTTTGTTCCCTCGAATATATTCACGCCATTATAAGAATCTTTACCGATGGCTTCCACCAATTGTTTTCTAGATTCTGCTATTTTCTTTTTGATATCGTCACTACCCCTCATTGATTGAGGTGGTTGTGGTTGCTTTGTTTCAACAACAATGGAAGAAGTGCCCTTGACAACTTCTGAAATAATTCCAGACAGAACGCCATCTTCGAAGATAACTTCCTTGATACATTCTTTTATCATAGGTTTCAGAACTTTCTTAAGTTGTTCTTTATCCATTTAATCCTCCAAAACTTTATTTAGTGCTCGATTAATCCTATCAGCTTTTGTAAAGATTTTTGATGTGGGTTGTTTATTCTCTGATAGGTTCATAAATGCACCGGGTGTAGAAGGGTCACTCACAATGTCAAAGCAGATAAGCTGGAAGTCATCTTGAACCATTGTGTTTCCGTTGTCTTCTTGGACTGAACCTAAACCACGAGAAGAGATACCAACTTGGACACCGCCGTTAATAAGTTCTTTTAGAATGTTTCCGGAAGGAGTTCCAAGAACTTTGATTTTACCCATAACTGCTGGTCCATCCATCCAAACTTCTGTCACCATATGAGAACAGTTTTGAAGATTGATAACTGAAGAGTCTGGATGATCCAGTTCTCCCAGTGCTCTTTTTTCATTGACAAGCTTCTTGTATGTGTCTATTTCTCTTGCCAAAGTTTTCAGAGGGTAGATTCTGCCATTGCCATTTCTAACTTCTGCTTCTTGAAGTTTGCCAGTAAGCATAATGCCGCCATCTTTCACAAACTGTTTTTCAGCTTCAGTCAAAAGATCTTGACAAACTCCTCCTTCACATAAAGCATAGTATTCTCTCAATACAAATTGTTTATTCATTTATTTATCCTCGTTACAAGTGCGGGTCTGTTCACCCGCACGGTACAACATCCTTTCTTACAAAGTCTCGGTGGTTGGAGCATCCAATGAATACTCATCCAAATATTAGTTTCGTTTGACATTTATTCCCTCGTCTCCAAAAAGTTGGCTTAGCACATAACTTGTTCCTGAACTTAGACATCCACAAATAAGTAAGTTTACTGCGTTCAACTCAAATGTAAATAGTTCTGTGTAAGAGGAAATTCCACATAAGAATACGCCAACCCAGAACCCCATGCACATAGAGCAATGAAAGAAGCCTTTCATAAAATCTTTATCTGGACGTATCTTGTTAAAGATTGAGCCGAATACAAGTATTTGTGTCAAACCGAATGCGGTCAGAACAAACCACAATAAATCCATTTTATAACCTATAAATTAAGCCGTAAGGCTTGTAGCCCGGGTCGATTGAACCCTTTTTCTCTTTGTGAGGAACTTCACCAAGTTCAGTAGAATCTTCCTCATCTGGTTCCGTGTAGCTGTCTTCTATTTCGTCAGCATACATAAGGGCAGCTTTTACATCTGCGACCTCATCTTTCATAAAATAATAGATAACAAGCAGTAATGCCTCTATCGTATCAACATCGTCGTTGACAGGATAGGTTGCCTCAAGTGAACCAAAAACGTTTCCACCCTGAACACTGTCGCCTTCTATCATTCCTTTACGCATCAGATAATCAAAAAACTTGTCTTGTGAAGGATAAGGATCTGTACTCACAGTTCTTTTAGAGAAGGTGACAATCTTATTTGTCTTTGGTTGAATTACAACATCAAACAACGGGTGATCAAAAATCATATAATTACCACCCACACTTCTGCGTATTTGCAGATAAACTCGTATAGGATCTTTGATATTGATTTTTACCGAAGGCGGCTCTGCTTTTACTCTCACTTTGATGCCGGGTTTTTCTTCCTCTCCTGGAAGTTCTTCTTCGACTTCTATAGGAGCTTCATCTCTCCCGATGAACATTTTTATCGCCTCTATGATATCTTGTTCGTTTGTTGTAGTCATTAGCTTTTAATCTCGTTAACTAGTTGTTGTATTCTCAGGACTCTTCCTAAGAGTTTTTCGGTGATTAGCTCACCTTTGAAGTCGTTTAGCATTTCCAAAACTTTATCCATCTTAGAATCCATTTCTGAGTCCTCTTTGACTTCATCCATTTCTTTGGCGTTATCAACTTCTTCTTTCAGTCGACTGATTTCATCGTTAAGATAAGTTTTAAGTTCCAAGCCATTGTCTTGAAAAGAGGAGATAAACTTTCCCAACAAATCTTTCTGTTCTTTGAAAAGTTCTCCGTAAGTTTCGTTGAACCTCTTTGCGAAGAGACGAACTGTAGAGTTTTTAATTTTATTCTCTGGCTCTTTATCTTCAATAACAACGGAGACCATACGATTTAGGATTTGTGTTTCCAGCAATACGCGTGATTTGATTGGTACTTTGTCGTTAAAGATTTGAGCAATAGTTGCAATTGCTTTGTAGTTTGGTACAAAGTTTGAAAAGACATGCGAGCCAACTGTTTTATTTACTTTCGAAATAACTTGTGACTGTGCCTGAAAAATAGACCCCTGGTCAAAGTTTGAGTAAACTCTTTTAACTTCTGTCAAAATCTTTTCAGCTTCCACTTTTCCGACATTGTGTGTTTCAGAAATTGTTTTAAACAAATCCAATTCTTTTGCCAGCAAGCTCCCCTTTGAAAAATACTCTTTTAGGATCTTCACAAGTTTGTTTTTAGTTTTATTGTCTTTTTTAAGAGTTGCTTTTGTCAACTCCTTTACAAGCGCTTCAAACAGAAATGCTGTGTTCCTTCTTTTATTGTGTTTTAGTTTCGCCATCTTTTTTCTCCAAGCTTTTTATCAATTCTCTGAGTTCTGAACTAGAATTGAAGATGTCTTTTTCGACGTTTACATTGTAATTAGATTTCTCTTCAGAAACAATCCCTCTAACTAGACTATCTATCCCAGTTTGTCCAGGAAAAGTTCCCCTGCGACCTCCTTGTGAGTGTCCAGCTTGACTTTTCATATGTCTTTTTCTGGCGCCCGAAGCTCGTTTATCAATCTCAACTGGGGTGTACCACTTTCCTTTTGATTTAGAAGTAGTTGTATGCTGGTTGCCTTGCATATCTTTTTTAGAAACTTTCACCCAGTGATAATTATTTGGTTCATCTCTCTTACCCGGAGGTAGCGGAGGTGGTCCTGCTTCTGGCGGGCTAGCCAATAATACGTCCTCTCCTCCTCCAGCTGGAGCTTCTGGTTCTTCAGCTGCGAGGTCTTCTTCTCCAAACTCTTCACCGCCCAATTCTTCACCACCGAGCGCTCCTTCTAAGCCATCACCAAGATCAGCGGCTGGTTCTGCTGCTGCCGATTCTCCAGCCATTTCAGCTGTTTTAGCGATAATAGCTTCCAGTTTAGCGTCGTAAAAACGCTCTCTCTCAATTCGGATTAGCTCTTCTTCTGAAACGCTTAGAACGTTTTCAGCGATCCAACGCTTACTAAATACAGCCTTCGCAGCGTCGGCTAGCTCAAGCTTCGTTTTTAGGTGTTCAAGTTCCTGAAGTTGTGCAATCTTTGACGGGTTATGTAGTTTCAGCTTAAACGACATTAGATCTTCGCCTTTATAACCTAGAGTATAAAGATGAACAATGGCAATCTTTTCAAGTTCTGAAATCATAGAACGTTGTAATCTTTGAACTGTTCTAGCAAAGCGAATGTCTTTTTGTGCCAACGTTGTTTTATCTTCATCAGCACCATCGCCACGAGCAAGATAGGACATAGGAATTTTGATTGCTGAGAATAGCTTATCTCTCAGGTACTTCACATCATCAATGTCTCCTGACCACGAAGTACCGGGCAGGTTCTCGATCTTTGTGCCACCTTGCCCGCCTCGTGTTGGAATATAGAAGTCTTCCTCAATAGAAGCGGGATTATAACGGAGGTCAACGTGTCCAGTTGATCCGTCAACAACTTGATGACGCTTCATTTGTGTCATTGCCTTCTGCATAAACTGCTCAACGTCTTCTGGTGGGATTCCGCCGACGTCAATGTAAAACACACGACGGTCAGGAGCACGGACAATACGATAAGCCATCATCGCATCCTCTAAAAGTGTTAGTTGGCGCCAAATACGACGAGCGGGATCCAAAACAGACGTTCCGTAAGGAGCGTATTTGTCATTTCCCAAAACACGGAAGTGAGCAACTTGCCAATTTTCTAATGTCATTCCAGCAGAGTTCCACTGATATTGGACATAGTTTGGGTTTGATGGGTCTTCGCCTTCCAATCTCTCAACTTCCATTGCTGGTAATCCAATAACGCTTTTGATTCCTGAATGTTCATCGATGTCCATATAAAGAAAGAAATCTCCGTACTTTGCCATTGTTCGAGCCCAACCGTATAAGTTAAACTCAATGTTCAGAACTTGATAGAAGAGGGTTTCCAAGATGAGTTTGAGTTCTTCATTTTGACAATCAATACGAAGTAGTTTGCCAAAATCAGAGTGCGTGGTAATTTCATCTGCGTAGATGTCCAAAGCAGAAGCTAGTTCTGGTGTGAATTCCATCTGATCAAAGTCGCCATAACGCTCTGAACGGTTTTGATGAACCATAATCTTCGCCATCATGTTCTCAAATGGGCTATAAGATTTCTTTTTGAACTGTTGACCAGAGGCGGTTTTAAAACGTTTCGCGTATTTATCTAAGTTGTGTTTCCTGTCTTTCCTAATCTGCTGGTGTCGATAGTTTACAATTGGACCAGACAATAGTCTAGTCAATCTTTTAAACAAAGTCGATTCTGGATTATTTGGGTTCTTTCTGTTGTCTGCCATGGTGTTTAGTCCTATTTCATAAAGAAGGGTAGATCGCTAAAATCTTTATTGTCGTTCATTTTATCACGGGAACTTTTATTTTTATAGCCCTTCATTCCTTTTAAGTTGGTATTGAGGGTAGTTCTTGATGTCATCATCGCTCCCAACATTGCTTTCTTATATTCTGCCTCGTGAGTATTAACAACAATAGCTGTCTCTCTCACCCAACAAGCGATTGCAGCTGCCATTGCTAAGTCATCATTATAACCTTTCATTGCTGCTGCTCTGCCGTTGCTCCAGACAAAGGTCTTTAGTTCGCTCAACAATCTAGCTGAATTTACCTTCAACACCTTATTCCTAATTAGTTCCTCCAACTTTGCGACTACCAAAGGTCTGGTTTTTACTGTCGTTGAAAAGCCGGGAGTTGCTGATGATTGGTGTTCGGCAACGTATTGGTCGACATATTCGTGTGAAACTTTGCGAGAATAATAAAGATTTGGATGGCGCATGTCTCGTAGTTTATCTAACACTGACATACCGATAGAGTTATTTTCTACGATTGTTAAACATCCGCCGTACTCTTTGCTGGTCTCATAAATAAGTGGAGCAAATAAGTCGATGGGGATCTTGCCTCTGTATTCTGCGACCTGTTCCATTGTATCACTATCTATAATGTGAAAAACAGAATTATCCTCTCCGTCACCACGAGCTACATCAGCAACCAAGAAGTACTTCCTACTAGCATCGTATGTTTTCCAAATCCATAAGTTTCGGTCAAATCCAGTTTTGTATTTTGGATCTGAAACTTTCTCCGACATGGTTTTTAAATCTTCGCCGGATAACAAAGTGTCACCTGACATATTAAAACTACATTCAAGTTCTTGTGCTACTTCTCGTCTGGATAAATTGCGGCTTTCTTTTTCAAACCACTCCTGATTTCGTTCGGGGTGAACATCCCATGGAAGTTTGACGGGATTAAAATCATTCATCTCCTGTTCCGCTTCGTTGTATAGTTTATGAAACATATTGCCGACACCGCAAGGAGTAGAGGCAATAATACAATTACCACCAGTTGATAGTGTAGGAAGCAGACCAGCCCAAAGTTCTTCCATGTTTTCAACAAAAGCAGCCTCGTCAATTATCAGTAAAGAAAGTGCTTCTGAACGACCAGCGTCACCAGAAGTTGAGATTGCTTTGACTTGTGAACCATTGTCAAGTTCAAATGAGTTTCTATTATTTACTGTGATTTTAGAAATCATCATCCAATCAGGTACTGATTTCATTGCGAGTTTAACTTTTTTGACCAAGTTGGCAGCAGTGTTGAGTTTTGTTGCCATTACAACAACATTTTTATTTCGCTGGAACAGCATAAGCCAAGTGACGTAACCAGCCATTGAAGTGGAAATGCCAAGCTGTCGAGCTTTGAGAATAATGTTGTACCGGTAATCTCTGAAATCTCTAACCACATCTTCTTGGAAGGGATAGAGCTTAAAGGGGATTAACCCTTTCATTGGATGTGAAATTCTGACGTAATTGTTAATGAAATAGACCGGGTCGCGACCACATTTAATGAGTTCTTTTTTTATGTCCGCTTTGGTTAATTTGTATTTCATTAATCATTTTTTCGTGTTACATTCTTGGGGTTATTCTTGCTGGACAGAGATAAGAAATCTCGAATGTTCTTGTCAATGCTTCGCTCTTCTTCCGGGTCGACTGAATCTACGCCGTCTAGACCACCAATTTTGTAGTGTTTACGAG